GGTTCGTGTAATACGGTGTGGTTTGAGTGCTTGTCCGACCAGCAGGAAACCCATAAACCATATTCAGATAGTTCGTCAGATTCTTTTGTGGTGCGTTTTGCTCAAAGTTGTACCGCGCCATGTCAGCTTGCAAAGCAGAGGTTTGATAACCCTCACCCAATTGACCAGCACCCAATAACTTGTTTATGTCGCCATAGTCGGCCTCTGCGAGGCCCGGAGCCATTCCGAGTGCCCTCATTTGGTTTTGTCGTTCTTGAGCGTAATTCTCGTATGAGAGTTTTCCAGCAGTGTCTGCCAGCTTTTGTGCAAAGGTTCCAGCCGCTTGACTTTGAAGGTCACCCATCGCACCCGAGCCATATCGTCCGGCTTTTGAGGCAGCGGAGGAAATGTCGCCAATAGACTTGTTAAACGCAGTTTGTGCCGCAGTCGCAGCGGGTTGGAATGCGCCTTGAAAGAATGGATTACCGCCGAGATAGTCACCCGCGAGCATCCCACTCACATTGCCTTGCGCTTGAGCCAACAGAGGATTACCAGCCATTGCCCTTGCTTGTAGGGCTTGAAGTGCGGTTTGTGTGGCAGTGGATGGGCCTACATACCCTTGACCGGGGTAGAACTGAGGGCCACCACCTTCGTACTGCTTTCGTGCCTCTGACAGACCATAAGTGAGATACGGCTGAATAGTGGGGTCTACAGCCGTTGTGGTCGTAGAGGTCTGCATTTGCGTTGCCATGACTTATCCTTTCATTAAAAGGACTCCGGCGGGGTCATCCACTAGAGTCATTGTATCAGCCAACAATTACATATCCAAATGTTTTGTCAGCGGTTGAGTTTGCAAAATGTGTCAGCGTTGCGGTTCCCTTGCCCCTTGCACTCACATACACATTTGCGATGGTTGCTGTGTTTACATAACTTAATGTAGCAATTAGAGACGCTGTAGTTGGTCTTGTTGGGGAGGTTGCAGCCGGATAGAACTGCAAAGATACCGCTGTATTGGTGGCTGACCACATCATTTCGATATAGTCGTTTGCCGCCAAATCCACAAAGTAATTCCACCCTGCAATGATGTGTCCATCTACACCGCCATGCGAGTTTGGAATTGAAATGAACCCCGTTGAACCCGCTATGTCGGTTCCATTCTTTCTAAGCCACACCGATACATCATGAAGTTGATTATCTGAATTGTTAAATTGTCCCGACCATTGAAGGTTATACATCCCCGCATTTGCCACCGTCAAGCGTGATGCCTTACCACCACTCGTTACAACAGTCACCCCGTTGGTGTAATCAGTCGTGTCAAAGGTCATTGGATAAGCGGTTGTCGTGCTTGCAATCGTCTGATCTGTATTGTCTTGAAATGCCCCATAAGGCACAGCATCCGCATTAGCCGCCGCTGTTACCGGTGTCAACAATAGGATACTGTCCGGCCCAATGCGTCTATCAGTGATGGTCGTAGTGGTCGCCCCACCGGTTGCAAGCGTGATAACCCCGACATTGTTGGTCTTGCCGTTCATGATGCCATTGACGATTTCCGCAACAGATCGCGGGTCGCCTCCGGCAAAAGGCAGAATCCTAAACATCAGCGGATTCCTTGCTGGACAATATCAATGTCCAACCCGATAGCGGTTTTCCAATTGTCTCCAGTTGGTTGCATCCGCAGCCGGTGATACTTTCCCGAGCTTCTCAGAGACACTCGGTTATCAGTGTCAGCCGCCGCCGCTGTGCTGTAGGACAGACTTTGCGTTAGAAGCGTCCTTGAGGCCACAGAAACACTCGCAGAGCCGTTATCTACCAAAGGTCGAGCCAACATCACTATCGAGCGTCCCGCATCAATGTCGCCCGTTTCTAGAACCGCTGATTTGTTTGCACCCGTGAAGGTGATAACCCGTGTCCCATCTGTTCCACCGAGGAAATACTTTCCACCGGCATACAAAGCAGAATCCAAACTCACGGGCAGAGCATCAATTGACGCATTCACAGAATCTAACTGTTCAACAGTCACAGAGGCAGTTGAAGCGTCAGAAATGTAGTCCGATGTGGTCTCCATCAACGACCATTTGCCAATCGTGAAGTTGTACACAATCAGCTTTCTAGTCCCGTCAGTCGAGAGGTAGTTCCACATAATCATCTTGCGGATGGGGTCTGCCGCCGCTGACATTGTGGTTAAGTCCAAATTAGCATCATTGAAGAAGAAGCGATCAATCTTCTCTGCACCGATAGGAGTTACTTTCTGTCCATCACAGACATAAAACCCATCATCAGACAAGAAGAAGGTTAGCCCTTGATACTGACACACCGACCCCGCAGCAATACAGCCCTTGCCCCGTGAGATGTTGTCAAATTGGAAGATAAACGGTGTTCCGGCGTAACTCATGCGAGAGATTGACTTCTCTAAGAGAATAATCCCGAACTCGCCACCGCGAATGCCCGTGATGTGTCCACCATCGGGAATGTCTTGATAGTCAGATTGAGTGTTTACATTCTCCACCCAATTGGTCTCATCATTGATTGCTGACCACCGCACCCGATAAGGCTTTGCAGTTCCACTCTCATAAAGATGGGCACAGACAACAAAGTCCCGCACCACAGTGATGAACTTAGCGATAGGCGCACTGTCTGACAGATTCTTGAATGACGAACTGCCATCTGTTGAATAGACTTGAAGTCTCTCGGTGAAGTTGGTTCCGATGACTTGATTCCCAAATAAAGTAAACCGAAACCTATCGGTTGACCCCGTGTTATATCCCGTTGAAGTTGAAGATATGGTCACATTACCCGAAGTGGTCGCGGATGTGGTTGTTACAGTGAATGTGTCCGCAGTGAGTTTAGTCACGGTGAATTGAGCATCTACAGCCGCCCCGCTTGTGAAGTCCAAATAAACCGAGTCCCCCGTTTTCAGCTTGTGAGCAATGGAAGTCACCGTCAGAGTGGTCGTGCCGCTTTGGGCATAAGTACCCGTGAAGCTAAAAACACCCGTCAAAGCCCCAACAGAGTCCACAGCGTAGATTTTTTTCAGCCCCGCAGCAAACAGTTTTGTAGTCCCGCTTTGGTCTTTGGCAGAAATGATTGAGGTCAAATCTTCCGCAGCCGCAGCCGAGAAATTGGCCTCAGATGGGAAAGCCCCGTATCCCGCAGTTACCGGATAGCAGTTCTTTGCAACCGTCAATGCCCCCGTCAACCCCGGTTGATCGGGGAGCCATTCACCTAATGCGATTCTTTGAGTAGGCATCATCCATTCCTTAACCAATCATTTGAACCCGTTGAAGTGTCTGTCCATGTATTTCCCGATGTTCCCACATCTGTCCATGTATTCGCGTCAGCGGTTACGGTTGTCCATGTATTCCCACCAACACTCACATCTGTCCATGTGTTTGTATCAGCCGCGACATTTGACCAATTGTCACCTATCCGAATGGCTACACAAGAAATCGTCACCGTCCCACTAACACTCATCTGCGCTTGAAATGTCACCGATGGCACAGCAGAAACAGTAGCTGTTCCATCAAGAATACCCGCAGCACTTGAGACCAACCCACCGAGAGCCGAGACGCTAGAAGTCCCATTGATCGACCCGCTTGAGGTTTGGATTCTGATTGCCGCAGCAGAGACCGTAGCCGCACCGGACAAACTAGCCGCGCCTTGTCTGACCCTAAACCCGTCACCAACAATTGATGCCGAGCCGGAGACCGATGCACCGCTTGAGAATATGCCGTTTCCAGCCGCTAGAACGGTCGCTATGCCACTTATCGAACCCGAGCCTAACCTTACCCTTACCCCGTCACCCGAGACCGTTCCAAGCCCCGTAATCGAAGCACTCGAAACATAGGTTACTTGTGAGCCGGAAGAAGAAGTCGCTGTACTGTTTACCGATGCGCTTGAGTTCCTTACACGAATGTAAGTAATCTGAGTTTGTGCATTACCACTTACAGACGATGCCCCCGCCAATACTGCTACGGGGCTTGCGTTGACTGACCCCACACCCGATGCGGATGCCGCCGCCTCTAAGATGCAAGTGTTCGCATCTGTCCAAACGGTTGAATCAAGCGAGAAGGCTAGACTATCGATGCTCCCGAATAGGTCTAGCTGTTCAAGCGTGAATGGGCCACAAACATCCGCCATTACGCAAAGGTGACAGTCAGAGAGCCACTAGCGATTTTGAACACATCGCCCGTGTCGATTGTCTTGGAAGTGGTCAAAGCACCATGTACCAACAAATTGCCAGTAGTAAGAGCGTCAAAAATACCGAAGTGGGTGATGGTTCCCCATGACCCTCCAGCTTGCGGGAAATTGATATCTGCACTAGTGCTAGAAGCACCATTAGAGGGAGCAGCAAAAGTAGCAGACTGACGAGCGTAACTTGTACCAGTGCACTCAGTACCACTACCAGCATCTGTAGGGTCACTCGTAAACAGTGCAACATAGACAGTTGTAGGTGCTGTGTAGCCAGTTGCGCGGAGAACTTCATTGATTAGAGCATTCTCAAGATAGTTAGACATTGCAGCCATTTTTTACCTCTTTGATAAAGTCATTGCGAGTGGAACACCCGAGTATTGAGCAGATTCATCCGATCTAACCAATGTGTCGATTGCCCTTTGATACATGGTCGCCCATGTCTGAATTCGTGCATCGTTCATGATGTATGGTTCTGCTTCCAACAATGCCGCATAAAGCAAAGCATCGGGAGAGTTAGCCATAAACGCATTACTTGAATTTCCGCTTGATAGGAATGTCGGAGCAGAGTAATACAGCAGTTGAACCGTATATGTGTTGTCCGGCATTGGGGCTAACTGAAACTCAGTTGCCAAAATTGTGTAATTCAACGGTTTACCGCGAACATGAGAATCTGTGTTTCTGATAAACACCGATGGAGACAGATAGGTCAATGGTTGCGGAGGGTTCCCCGTTACATAGAAGTCTCTAGCCTCAAGAAAGTCTGACGGTATCTCTACCGTTCCATCCCCACTAGTCGTAGTGGTGGTTACTGATTTGAGCATTTGCCGAATGCGGAGTTCTCTGCGAAGTCTCAGTTCTGCAAACCGAATGAAGTCGGGAATCTGATCGGTCAAGTCACTACGGGCCAAATAATTGGCAACCGCTGTGCTTAGTTCAGAGAATGTCGCAATGCTCATACTCGCCCCGGTCTAGTTCTGAAAAAACGATTGTCCGGACTGTTTAGGAATTCTTTGAATTTCTTTTCATCCACTACCGCAAAGCCTCTCATGATGCCTTTTGCGTTTAGATCGTCAATCACTGTTAAAGGAATTGAAGCAACCTTATTGCCAAACATATCATCCGACCATCTTGCGCGTTCATCGTAGGAATTGAATTCCTTTAGATTTTGCTCGATGTTTGCCGTTATGTCTTGGCGTGTCTCAACGATGATGCCGCCATCGCCATCGGCGTGAGCAACAGATTGACGAAACTGTGTCATAGAAAAACCCCCATGCGGTTAAACATGGGGGCATTCACTCTTAGGGAGTCAAGTCAGCAATGATGCCGTGGGCAGCTTCGTTGTTCACTTGCAAGGTGTATTCCACCAACAACTGAGTCACTTCCGCGTCACCCGTCTTAGCCAACTCGTTGGTTTGGAAGGGGCGCAGATAGGCCACAGATGCCATGTCGGTATCCAACACAAATGCGGTTTCATCGCAGTTATTGGTAGAGGTCATGAAGCGATTAGGCACAACAGAGATCGTGCCGAAGTCGCTCAGATACACATCAGCAGCACCGATGATGGTGGTGGGTGCATCAGCCGGAGCCATGAAGCGTTGAGCAGCGATACCGGTGAAGGCAGAGACCAACTGCTTGTGAGCAGGGTTCACCATCAACACTTTGGGATTGCCGCCGGCGGCATACACTTCTTTAACCACAGTTTTCAAAGTGGCTTCGTCAAAGGTGCGGTTAGTGCCGTTGGTACGAGCAGTTGTGCCGCTTGCGCCAGCAACACCGCTTGTGCCAAAGTCACCGTTGGTCGCCAACCATGTTTGCAAACCACCCAATTTACGAGCAGTGCTTGAGTTACCGTTCGTGCTTGCTTGGTTTGACAACAGAGTGGTCTCCATGTCGCGCTTAATTTCTGCACTTGCTTTCGCTAATTGATAACTTTTCTCAGATTTGCGCCCTGCTTTATCAACAGCTTCCAAAGTGCCGGAGATTTTCACGGTCTTTTGGCTGATCTGAGTCTTGTTGCCCACGCGAGTGGTCACGCCAATGGTGGCATCGCTTGCGGTATCGCCTTCAACTGCATAGTTAGTCAAAACAGCAGATGCAAGAGCATCGGTTTGCCATTCGTGATTGGTAGCGGTTGCTTTGGCTTTGCCGATGGATGACATGAAAGGCGTGTCGGTGGGGGAGATGGAGTAGATCACATCGGAGAGGTCTTCACGCTGACCGATAGAGGTGTAGGTTTGATAAGTTGCCATGATTGAATCCTTGAGTTAAACGAACCGTTCAAACGCACTTGCAGCGTCTCGGATTTTTCCGGTCTTCCGCAACTGCGCTACTGCTTTTTTGTGCTGTTCTTGATTGTCTCTTGGGGCAGATACTCCGCTTTTCATCATTCGGGGTGCTTCGGCTACCCTTTTGGATAACTCCGGCTTGCCCTTTTGCAAAGAGGAATACTTCATGCCATGATACAAACTCAAAACAGCACGAGAATCATAGACATTGGCAAGCTCTTGGTCTGTCCACCCGATTG